AGTGAACTGGCCATCTTTCATGTCGTAACCCAACGCACCGAAGAACGCCTGAGTCTTCCAGAAAGCCTTACCGGTGTAAAGCGGAACATAGGTGAACAAGCGACGGTTCTCATACTGCCCCTCGGCAATACGGAACTGCAACTTGTATTGAGGCTTGCCGGCGTTGTCGCCAGACTTAACCTGGGCCAACTCAACATTGAAAATTGTTGCGTTGTAAGTTCCTGCTGGAACTGGCGAATATGAAGCAGTGTTCTGCGAAAGGTCCGCAGAAGTGATGTTAATTGAAATACCCATGGTTAGGCGTTTCCTCCATTAATTTTGTCGATGATTTTCTTCATGCTCGGGTCAACCAAACGAGCTGGCAAACCAAAGCGGTTTCCTGATACTAGCCTTTCAGAAGACTCCAAGTATAGCACTCGGTGCAAAGCACCCTTGTCATCAACTTCAGCGCCCATGTAGGCGATAATGTCAGGAATGGATGGCAAAGTATTCTTGGCCGAGCCCGGGAGCAACGGAACAATCTTTACTGCGCCAGTCTGGTCATCCTTGTCATCCTGTGCATGTGCCACAAGAATCGAAAGGAAAGGTGCGGAATGAAGTTTGCGAGTCATGTCAGTAACCCACTCTTTCAAGTCGCCCCACTTACCAAACTTGTTGTTCTTGTTCTCCGGCTTCTCGCCAAAGAACTTTTCGGCACGATCCATCGCAACGCCAAGAGTGTCAATGATGACAGTCTTGTATTTGTTTGGTGTGCCAATGAGACTCTTAACAACCGAGTCGAACTCCTCGTGGCTCTTGACATTGATAACATCAACATCTTTCCAGTCACGAGCAATTGCTGATGAGCCACCCTCGGTGTCGATTACCAACACCGGTGACAACTCTGGGACTTCTGAAGCAGAAGCCGCAAACCAAGACTTGCCACGCTTAGGGTCACCGTAAACCAAGATGGTTTTTGGTGTGTTAAGCTGTGAAGCCTTTGTAATGAACTGCTCAAACGGCAGTTTTGGGAATTCACCCATTTTATCTTCCTCCTTAGAAGACTAGTTTAAAGCTTTTTGTCTTCGTTGTCAAGATAATCTTCCAGAAATTTTTCCATCTCTTTGTTCATCTTGACTATCCTGACCATCCTGTAAACGGCGACGGTCATAATATATGACATGGCGATCAATAGCGCAACCCTAAGGTCCTGCTTCTCGATCTCTCTTGCGGATAACCATAATAGCACACCGAGAGACAATCCGCCAACCATCCTGACGAGGCCGGCTAGAATTAAAATATTGATTTTAATCTGCATCTAACACCTTGCAATTGAAGCAGAATGGTTCACGCTCAAAGCTTTCTAGGTCGCGCCCATCCTGCAGATCTTTCCAAATTCCCTGCAGCCTGTCCCACATGGACAAAGCAAAATCTTCGTCGTAGGGGAAGGTCCAGTCCCAAACATCTGGGTCGTAAGTGCCGTCACGATTAATGAATACAAGACTGCATCCGTCAACCTTAATGCCACTGTTATTCAAACCCCAAGCGTAAATCTGTGCCTGAGCATAATACTTCTTGAGGGTGTAACTTGACTCCGGATCGTCTTTCAGGCCATGAATGACGCTCTGAAGCTTTTTGCTTTTGTCACGTTTGCTGGTCTTCCAGTCGATTAGGTGGTTGCCGTTAACTAGCACAAGGTCTGGCTTTGACTTGATAACGCCATAACCCTCCAGCTCGCCAAGCGTAATGGTCTGCTCAATCAACGCACCATCAAACTCTGGGAACTCAGACATATCCGATAGCGGAATGCGAGCCTCCAAGAACTCGTGTGTCGCAGTGCCCAGCTTAGCGCCCATCCAATACTTGAACTCACCAGACGACTGGCCCATCAACTTCTTAGCCAAGTGATATTCACAAGGGTCAGAAAAATCTGAAGCACCAATCTTCTTTTGCTTGTCACGAGCAGACTCCTGCTTGAACAAGCTCAAAGACAAGTCTTTGATTCTATCACTTGTAATCATGTTTCTCCTTAAAATAATTTGTCTTGCGTTCCGAAGTTAATGCCGCCCCAGATGCCGTCATCCATATCTGCCGCAACAGCGTAATCGTAACACTGCTTTAGCAACGGACAACCATAGCATAGGGCCTCGGCATCGTCATCGGATATCGAGACACGACCATTGTGGTCTTCTTTCTCAAGCCCCAAGCCATCATAGTCCATATAAAAGTATGGATTATTCAGGCAAGGATATATTGGGTTCTCATCGATCGCCAACAAAAGCGTGTGATACGCTTTGTTAGCTTTCGGTGTCATTCCAACATAAACCGGCTGATACCTTTCATGGGTGTAGCCAGCCATTACTTATCTGTTTTCTCAAACGCCAAACGTGTGATCTCTTCAGAAGCCAGCAGAACCGCAATCGGTGCAGAGGCAGTAATGAGAACACCCATCCATGCACGATAGTCTACCAGAGAACCCTCCCAGAACGCAATAGTGTGTGTCACGTTAGCCATAACGCTCACCAAAGCAAACCCGAGAAGCCCCAACGTTGTGCGCCAAGTTGACTCACCACGTGCCTTAAACACAATCAAAGAAATTGTGTAAGCAATAATTGCGGCATCGATAAACAGGGCTGGAAGCCACTGCAAAAACTTTGGCAAACCAGTCCAAGCCGAAACCTCATAAATGCCACTAAACGACACAGCGAAAGACGAGATCATCAGCAACGCCACCATGGCCACAGCGGTAAACAAAACCGGCAAAGCGTCAGGATCAATGCGTGCAGCCCTCTTGGTTTTTACCGGCTCGGCCTCAATAACAATTGCTTCTTCCATCAGTTCTTCCTTATCAACAAACTCGTGCTTAATCTCATTGTATACAGGTTCAAAGCCCACGACTTCATTCCTCATTCCTCAAAATCCTAACTAAAGTCTGCAAAAGATCAGGGCCCCAAACTGTGTTATCTTTCGCATAAAACTCAAGCATCTCCAACCCACGATCCAAAGCCTTCAAACGTTCCCGAGTTTCCACATACTTAGCAAACTCAACAGGGCTATAGTCTGGAGGATTAAGCTTCTGCTCAATCACCCACTCAGTATACTCCTGAAGAAGCTCAATGTCAACACTTGTTTCAACATTTTTTATCTCCCCAGTTTCAGAGTCAATAAACTCATAACTACTCAACTTCAACCCTCTCGTAACTGAAAATCTGTTTATTCAACGAATTATGCAACTTGCTAATCTCACTAGCCGCAAGCCACATACCCTTTGTGGTGTAGAAGGTCTCAGCAACCTTGAAGGCCGACAGCATAAGGGCAATCTTATCCTGACGCACGTCAATCTCAACCATCGGCTTAGGCATCCTTGCGCTCCTCATCCTCAGCAAGTGGGGTGACAACTTTGCTGATAATCAAATCAACAGTGGTCGCCCTCTCCCAGAGATCATTGTTTGCGTAGTGGGCGCGAAGTTTGTGCAAGTCCTTGAGTATCTCGTGACGCATATCCATACGGCCACTATCATACGCATATTCCTCAGCCTCACTATAAATAGGTGTGTATGGACTACTCATCAGGCCAGTCACCATCCAAAACCATCAACGCAATAAGTGCATAGTTGGCCAAGTCCTTGAACGAGTCACGAAGACTCTCGTTTTCCGGTGTCGCACCCGAAGCAATCAGGTGATTAATGCGAGCGGTCTTGTCGTGAATGCGAACAGTCAAACCATTCAAAGCACCACGAGGCGCACGACTAATGTTTGTCGGCCCATAATCTGCATGCTTACGCAGCAACAAAGCGACATTCGCCTCAGCGACGCTACGAACCTTATCTTCAAAACTCATTACTTACTCCTTTTAATTGTTGCAATAATATCCTCAGAAACTTTCAAACTTCTTAGAACTTTAACCACCGCATCATTCTCAATCTTCATACCTAACAGCAAGATCTCTATCTGACCCTTGGTCATTTGATTGAGATCATCTTTACTCAACATTTACACTTCCTCTCAAAGAACTATTCATCTGCAACTGTTTCTCCACAAGGTTAGACAACTGCCCCTCATCATACGTATCCTCAGCCACAATCTCATAAGACAAAACCGAACGCTTCTGCCCACGCCTATCCAACCGGCCAGCGGCCTGCTCGTTCAGCAAACGGTTATCATCTTTCGACAACCAAACCATCACGTTGGCGGCCTCCTGCAAACCGTCAGTCCCCTCACCGATTGCAGAGATAACTGCAACAATGAACTGAACATCGCCAGCAATAAACCCCTCCAAAGCCTTATCTCTGCTTGCTTGCGACTGCACACCAGACCACTCAAAAGCGGTGTGGCCTGCTTTACGCAAACGCTTAGTGACAACGTTAGCAAACTTTTGGCTGTGTGTCAAGACCAACATTTGCTCACCAACAGGATGATCCGAGATCACCTGAAACAACTCATCTATCTTTGTAGACTTGCAATCCTCTGCGAAAGAGACAACACCATCTTCCCCGACGATAGGAACACCGAGTGTGATTTGACGCAAGCGAACACGAACAGCGACAGGCACTTCGACAGCA